ATAGGTCTGCTTGTTGCAGGTCCGGTTGTTGAGGTCGTAGGTGTGAATACATGGTTTTTCTGGTCGGGTGTTGCGTTGATGGCAGACGCTATTCTTTGCCGCCTTCTGACAAGGCGTTATGATAAAGGTACAATGAGGCCGTAAGTGAAAAAAATGGCAAGGCACTCTACAAGAATTATACAACGTAGAGTGCCTCGTGCGTTTTCAACCTTACTCATCAACATCCACCGTCAATCCAGATTTGAATTCCACGGTGAATTTATCCTCGTTGATGGTGACCTTTTCAATCAGCCGTCGGATAAGCTGTTCGTCATATTCGGTAATGTCGGTGGGCTGTTCTTTTAGAAATGTGCTCATGTCTGCAATCCGTTTTTTCAGTTCCTCATGGTTTACGTTTTCAAGCTGCAGTTTTTGCTTTTGGTCACGCAGGCGGTGAATCTCATCGCCAACCCTATCGTAATCCGCGTTGGAAGTGGCCAACTTCAAAAGTTCCGTTTGCAGTTCCTCCAGCCGCTTATCGATATCCGCCAAGGCCTTGTCGCTTTCTCGATTTATAACAGTGGCGATATTATCGCGTAAAGTAATCAGGAAAGAGTCCTTGTGGCATAGGGTCTGATTAATGGCGGTTACCAGTAGCTGCTCAATGGTGCTCTCCAATACCGTGCGGGCATCGCAAAACTGGCCGGTGTTTTCCAATCTGCTAATGCATCGCCAGACGATGGATTTCTTGCCACGGTTGTTCCAGTGCACCCTACGGAAGACTTCACCGCAGTTGCCGCAGATGACTATTTGAGCAAAGACGTGGTTGCTGCTGAAGGTTCTGGTTTTTCCGTTCGGGCTGGTGTGGACGATGCGGCGGCGGACAAGTTCCTCCTGCACCTGCATGAAAACTTCACGCGGGATGATGGCTTCATGGCTATTTTCTACATAATACTGCGGAACGATACCGTTGTTCTTGACCCGCTTTTTTGTGAGGAAGTCAACCGTGTATGTTTTCTGTAAAAGCGCGTCGCCGATGTACTTCTCGTTACGCAGGATCTGATTTATGTTACTTGTATGCCAGCGTTCCCTGCCCGCACCGTTTAGGATGCCGTCGGCTTCCAGCCCGCGGGCAATTTTTAGCATGCTGGCCCCTTCAAGATATTCCCGGTAGATGCGCTTGACGACTTCGGCTTCCTCCGGCACGACCACCAGATGTTTGTTTTCGTCCTTGGTGTAGCCGAGGAAGCGGGCACAGTTGACCTGAATCTCGCCCTGCTGGTAGCGGTACTGCAGGCCCAGCTTCACGTTCTGGCTCAGGGACTGGCTCTCCTGCTGAGCGAGGGATGCCATAATCGTCAGCAGGACCTCACCCTTGGAATCCATGGTGTTAATGTTTTCCTTTTCAAAGTACACGGGAATATTCTTTTCCTTCAGCTGGCGGATGTATTTCAGGCAGTCCAGGGTATTGCGCGCAAACCTGCTGATGGATTTGGTTATCACCATATCAATGTTGCCTGCCATACACTCGTCAATCATGCGGTTGAATTCCTCGCGCTTCTTGGTGTTGGTGCCGGAAATGCCGTCGTCGGCAAATATGCCGGCCAGCACCCATTCCGGATTCTTTTGAATGTACTCGGTGTAGTGCGTGACCTGAGCCTCGTAGCTTGTTTCCTGTTCTTCGGAATCCGTGCTGACGCGGCAGTAGGCTGCAACACGGAGCTTTTTCTGCGCTGATTGTTTTACCGTATTTCCGACCTGCCGTCTGGCCGGAATCACCATAACATTTCCCATTAGCTTACCTCGCTTTCAATGAGGCTGTAGAGGTATTCTGCCTGCAGCCTCGGATCTTCATAGTGTTGCTCTGCCGCTGCCATGCGAAAGCCGGTAGGAGACGCTGCAGGTTTCACACTCTTTTTTCTGTTCAACCTGCCAAGTTTCCCGGCACGTTCAAATCGGATGGCGGCAGCTTTATCGTAGGTTTCCTGATCAATGATAGCCGGGTAAAAATCGTCTCCGAGGTAGTGTCTGTTTTCCATCAGGCGCTTTGCCGTGCCGTGGTAGGTTTCAATGCCAGCAGCGGCAGCAGCCTTGGCCAGTGCCATCCCGGAGAGGTAATTCTCATAGAGCTTTCGTATTTTATTGGCTTCATCCTCTTTAATCGTGGCGCAGCCGTTTTCAATGCTGTAGCCGTAGGGTGTATGTCCCATGTATTCACATCCTTTCTCGAAGCGTCAGACCGCATTTCAGTTCAAAGCGTACTTCATTTCTGGAGCGGACAATGATGCGGTTCACATATTCATTAAACAGGTCATCATCGAATTCCTGAAGTATTCCACCTTTTTCTGTAAAGTGCAGAAGCGCTGTGGCTGCTGTGACCTTTGTTACATCTCCGGAAACAGCGTTTTTTAAGGCGTTGATCTCATCCCGGAAACTGTCTGCCTGCGAAAGCAGCTCGTTCGTTTCTTTGTTAAAAAGGATCGGGTCGATGATGCCCTGTGTCATGAGCTTTGTCAGCGTCTCGCGCTTTTCTGTGTTCTGCGCCAGTAGGGTCTGTATTTCCTGAATGCGCCGAAGCGAGTCATCAGACGAAGTGTTTTTCAATGCGTCCACATATGGTTTTAGGATGATCCTGTGCGCGTAGACCAGCTTGTTCATCATGGTGACGAAAGCCTGCTTCAGATCATCGTCTTTTACAAAAAGCATGTGGCATTTATCTTTATCCTTGATGTGGGTACTGCAGCACCATGCGGTGTATTTGTATCCGGTGCAGCTGTGTATCCGGCGCTTAAAGGTATCGCCGCACTCGCCGCAGATGATCTTCCCGGAGAAGGTGTAGCGATTCTGGTATTTGTCGCTCCCTTTGACGACACCTTTTTCCGTTGCCCGCTGGTGAATAAAAGCGTGAGCAGCTTCAAAGTCCTCCCGGCTGATGATTGCCTCGTGATGATCCTTGACCATGTACTGTGTCTGCTCGCCGTGATTGTTGTGCCGGACAAAGCGTGAATCCGAGTACGTTTTCTGGAAAAGGCAGTCGCCGACATACTTCTCATTGGAGAGCATCCCGCGAATGGTTGTGGCTGTCCAGCGTCCGTTTCGCTTGGTAGGAATGCCGCGCCGGTTCAGGTCATCCGCGATGGCGTGGGTGCCTTTGCCGGAGAGCAGCGCTGCGAAGATTTCTTTTACCACAGCCGCCTGCTCCGGATTAATTACCATCTGCTCGCCATCCCAATCGTAGCCGTAGGGTGGGTAGCTGACTTTATAGGTGCCGCTCTCAAAGCGTTTCTGGATTGACCACTTGCTGTTTTCTGATATGGAAACAGACTCGCCTTCGGCCATGCTGGAGAGAATTGCCAGAAACAGCTCGCTCTCCATTGAGCCGGTGTTGATATTTTCCTTCTCGAAATAAATCGGAATGTGCAGGGCGAGCAGTTTTCTTACCAGTTCTAAGCAGTCCGTTGTGTTCCGGCTGAAGCGGCTGATGGATTTTGTGATAACAAAGTCCACTTTACCGGCCTTGCAGTCGTCAATGAGTCGTAGGAGCTCCGGGCGCTTGTCCTTCTTGGTGCCAGTGATGCCTTCGTCGAAATAGAGTCCAGCGAACTCCCAGTCATCACGGGATGTGATGTAATTTTCGTAGTGGGTTTTCTGTGCCTCAAGGCTTTCAAGCTGGGCATCGGAATCCGTAGAGACGCGGCAGTAGGCGGCTACCCTGATCTTCTTGAGTTTAACTTTCGAGTTCGCTGTTTCCGCGATTTTCGTAACTTTTTTCAAGGGAAGTACCTCCTTTCCGTACGTCTATACATCACTCTAAAGCGACTACATATCAAGGGATTTTCGGCATTATTTCCGCGAACAAGGGAGAGAAAGTTTCCCGATTGATGGCGGTTAATTTGTTGAATTCAGCCACAGAAATGAGGCCGTCATCGAGCATCTTCTTTGCGATTGTCTGTGCTCTGCGGTAGTCCAGATCGCCCTGAATCCGCTCCTGCGTGAAATATCCAGATTGAACATTTGTGATTTCGTCTGTCATAACATATCCACCTCCAGTTTCCACTGGAGATGAACTGCCTTTTTGAGCGGAGGAAAATAAAAAAAGCCTGCGGGCATTCCGAAGAACACTCGCAGGCATAGCAGATTGGATATTCAGTTATTTCACTCTGATCTTCCAGCCGGTCAGAATAAGGTTGACGTTTTTGATGAGCGTCGGGTTGAGCTTCTGGATCGCCGAAACCGTGGTGCTGTATTTCTTAGCAATTCCGGAGAGGGTATCACCGCTTTTTACGGTGTAGTAGACAGGAGTAGATTCCTGCTTTTTCACCAGAGCATTGACCTTTGCCTGCACGGCAGAATAATCATACCCGGCAGCGGTGAGGCGTTCTTTGCGGTCGGTTCCGTTTCCCCATTTGCCGTCCAGCACCTCTTGCGCCAGCTCATCTACGGTCTTTGCCGGAGTGACCGGAGCAGGAGTGGCAGGCTTGCTGTCATCGGACGCAGACTTTGTAAAGCCGTTGAAGCCGCCGTTCTGGATAATGGCAGGATAATCCACATAGGCGTAGTCCATATCCACATTACCACTGATGCCGTCAACAGAGCCCTTGGAAGAATACTGCCATATGCCGTAGTCGCCCTTATAGGAGCATTTGCTCGCATACTGCGCTACCCAGTGAGCGTATGGCGTGAGTTTCGTGTCATCCATGCGCTCCTTGAAACCGGAAACAGCGGAGCCATAGATCCCGACGAAGTAACCGGCATCTTCCATAGTTTCACAGAAAGCAATGGTGGCCTCAGTGATTCCGGCTTTGGCAGAAGCGGGCTGTGCCTCGTTATCCATATAGACCGGGTATTCCAGCTGCTTGCCCTTCAGGATTTGCAGGAAGCGCTCAGCGTCTGCTTTTCCGGCGGCAGCAGTCACGCAGTCCTTTCCGACAAAGTAATAAGCACCGATTGGGATACCGGCAGCCTTCGCACCTTTGTAATTTGCTTCCCATTTGCTGTCCGTATAAAAACCGGCATCGGAGCCGCCAGCTTTGATGATGGCAAACTCGATACCGGCCTTTTTGACCTTATTCCAGTCAATGGTTCCCTGCCAATGACTGACGTCGATTCCTTTTCTCGTCATGTTATTTTTCCTCCTCATCGTGACGATCATGGAGCTGCTCCAAGACCTCCTTTAATTTCTCTGGTACCGGCAGGCCGAGGTGTGCTGCGTTCTCCGTCAGCGACAGACCTTCATTGGACAGGTAGAAGAAGATGATCGCCGTGCGGAGCACTCCCGGATGGCCGAGTACCTGAACATCAATGACGTTTCCGATGCCTACCAGCAGGAAGATCAGCACCTTGCGGCAGATTCCCTTAAAGCCGACCTCGCTTGAGAGCTTTTTGTCTGCGATGGCACACATGATGCCGGTAAGGTAGTCGCAGGTCACAAAGATCACCAGAGCAATCAAGAGTCCGTCACAGCCGCCAAGGAAATAGCCAAGCCAGCCTCCGACAGCGGCAAATACCAGTTGGATCGTGTTCCAGAATTCTTTCATGAGAAAATCCCTCCTTTGTGCAAAATAAAAGCCGCCTGCATTTTGCAGACAGC